CTTTGACTCTGATATCGTGGGTTCGAATCCCGCCATCCCAGCCACGTCAGATGTTTTCTGCCGGTTTCGGCTTCCCGCAGGCGGAAAGCCTTCGCCTCTGAAAACATCTTCCTTCCTCAGCCGCGAATCGCTGCGCTGGATTCGCGTCTGATAGTTTGGGATAGCAGATAACTTTTTACACCGATATGCCCCAGTAGCTCAGTAGGCAGAGCACCTGCCTTTTAAGCAGGGTGTCCGGGGTTCGAATCCCCGCTGGAGCACCAAAAGGAAACCATTGAAATTTCAAGAAAGCCTTGATTTTTCAATGGTTTCTTCGTTTTTCTTTCGGTGCGCTCCGGAACATTTTGAGACGCAAACTGTTGTCAAAAGTGTTGTCAAAATTCAAGGGCAAAAACAACTTCACAGATAAAGAAAATGGCGCTGCCAGTTAAGGCAGCGCCATTGCTTTATTTATCTTCATCCGCTTTGTCTTTCAGCTTTTTCAAGCTGCTGATCAAAAACTTCGGCACCGGAGCGCCAAGGCGCGCAGCGTTCTCAATAATGCTCCCCAGCTCCGTTACAATGTACCAGATAGCCACCAGCGGCAAAAATGCCGTTTTATATGTAAACGGCAGCTCAAACCCCAATCCGCCATAATTGATAATCGCCGACAGCGCCACGTCCAGCAGCAGTGCAACCAGCATGGCCACGATACTGCCGAGCTTGTGCCACAGGCCGGCACGCGCTACAGCGCTGTCCCACGATCCGGTCGACAGCGCCGCCCACGATCCCGTTGCATAGTCCAGGATCATCGCGGTCAGCCACACGATCACAAGCCAGCCCGTCCATCCCCAAAAGGCTGTCATCGCTGCAAAAATTGCCGTGATCGCCGCCTTCAATTCCATCGCTTTACTCGGTGCAGTCATATGTATTCCTCCGTTTTTATTTTATTTATCCATGTTCGCCGCAATCACCAGTGTGCGCAGCATATCCATAGACAAGTCCAGCTTGCCATCGCCCACACCCGCAAGCACGCCTTTATCCACAAGCTCCTGCAGGCTATCAATCGCCCATGCGGGCACGTCCATCACCTTGCCGTCTACGATGCGGCCATAGCGCTTATCACGCATATGCCACATGATATACAGCATCCGCAGCATATCATCGGAAAGGCCAAGGTTTCCACCGCCGGTGCCGGAGATCAGACCTGCATCCATCATCTCCTTTACTGTGCCACGCGCCCAACTCGGGACTTCCTCGATCGTGTTGTACCTCACCATGTCATCCTCGTCCTCCTCATTATCATTTTCGTTCATTTCCCCCGCGACATCCGCGCGGAAGCCGTCCATCGTGTAGCCCATATCATATGTGCGCCACAGCAGCTCCGGGTCTGCGTGGTTGCTCGCCACGCCACGTCGGTGTCCCTCAGCGTGCCCGATGATTACGCCGTCCTGCGCCGGATCGAGGCCGTACTGCTTGCACAGCGCGGCGAACAGCTCCACAGCCGTGTGGTATGTACCCGCGATCTGCTCTGCCGCCTCCGCGTAAGTCATGCCCTCGCTCGGCTCGGTCATTTCTACCCCGATGTGCGTAGAATTGGCGCTCCCGCCGCAGTGCCAGCCGCGCATCTCCCACGGCAGGAGCTGATACACCGTGCCGTCCGCCTGCGCGAACGCGTGCACGCATACGGACGCGCCGCCCGGCTGATACTGGTTAAAGCTGCGTGCAAATACCGCCGCAGACGGCTGCGCGCATCCCACGCTGTGCAGCATGATGCCCTGCGGGTACAGCGGCGCGCCGATCTGGTAGCATCGGTTCTTTTCTGCGAATGCTTCAATAATGTTCACACTTGTCACCCCATTCGATAATTCTTTCCCGCCTCGATTGCGGTCTTGTCCGATTTTGCCCACAGGCCGTTTGCTTTCCGCCATACCGCAGCGGCCTGTATCTGCGCCCCTGCGCGCTTGATGTAGACGCCTGTACCGGTCGGCGCTGCTTGCGTCGCTTTGGCGTACAGCGTCAGATCTGCGGCCGTGGTAGTGTACGACAGGCTTGTGCTGACACGCTGCGTGCACGCCGCATCGCTGTACCATCCGTCAAACGCCGCACCTGTCGCCAGCGTGGCCGTGAAGGTCACATTGTCACCGTCCCACGGTTCCGCATCCGATACGGTCGCGGATGTCACGCCACTGCCCGCCGTCATCGCTGCGCAGACGTAGCGCTTGAAGTACAGGGTAAGCTGCCCGACCGAGCACGCGGCGGCGATAAAAAGGTTATCAATGTGCAGATGATATCGGATTGTCGTCGCCGATGTCGCCCCGGTGATCGCCGTGCTGGTAAGCCCGTCCTGCTCGCCGACCTCGTCCGAACACAGCACCTTGTGCACCTCTGTACCGCCAAACTCTAACGCGCAATAGTTGTTTTTGTTTTTTATAGACGCGCCGCAGCCAATACGGCTGTCCGCCTTTACCGGGCGTGCCTTTGTGTTCGGGAACAAAACAGCTTTTGCCGCATCAGTGAAGATTGCATAGCCGGATCGTGCAGTTGACTTGATGACAACGCCGTTTCCGTATGACTCGACACCGATCGCACAGTTGTCTGCCGTCAGATACTGCTTTGCATTGTCATATACAATTCTGATCTGCCGGCCTTCGACCCTCATGCGCCGTCACCTACCCGGTGCGACGCCACGCTTCCGTCCGTCCTGTAGTAGTACACGATCATGGCGTTTTCGACGTCCTCGAACGCAACCACCTGATGATACAGCGCCCCGTCGTAAAACCAGATCACCTTGTTTGCCAAGATGTACTGCACGATATCATCAATCGTACTGTCAGCCGTCAGGATCAGCATATAGTCCCCGCCGACCTCCTGCGCGGTCGGTGTGATGGTGTGATAGATCAGCTCGTTCATTTTGTATCACCCCAGATCCAGATAGATGTCCCCGTCCGCGCCGAGGCTTGCGTCCGGCGCGCCCGAGCCAGTATGGATGGTTGCAAACACCAATGTGCCGGTGACGGCGTTGCCTGCCTTGTCGTGCGCGGTCGTGCCGGACAGCAGCGCGTCCGCCGTGACCGTATCGGCTGTCAGGTCGATCAGCGCCCTGCCGTCATATACGATTTTGCTGACCGCCATATCGTCACCCGATCGTCACGGTCGTTCCGCCCGCAGGGTTCGCGGCCTCTGCGTAAGGGATTGCCGCGACCGTCACGCTCGACAGATAGTCATAGCCGCTGTCCGGCGACACAGTCTGTGCGGTCGTCTTTGGCGTGGCGCTTTTGGCCTGCGCCTTGATCGACGCGCCGGAGTAGCTGCCCTCCACGCCGAGGATGGTCACGCCTGCTTTGATGTTGCCCGCGATGATCTTTGCCTGCTCGGTCGAGCTGATGCCCACCTTGCCGCCGCCGTTGTGGTAGCCCGCAGGGACAGTGTACTCGCCCGCTTTGGTGGCGATCTTGCCCGTCACGGCGCCGCGGTTCGGCATCGTGCCGGTCTTCTTCGCGCCCTTCACATACGCCGTCTTGCCGAGCAGGATTTCGCCCTCCGCGGCAGTGGCGTCGCCGGTGGCGGCGTCATACGCGCAAGTGCCGGTGATCTCCTCGCCGTCCTTCCCGTGCGCCGTGATACCTGCCAGCAGTTTGTCCGCGGCCACGGTGTCGCCGGTCAGGTCGATCAGCACATTGCCGCCATAAATAATTTTACTGTATGCCATAGTCAGCCTCCAACGATAAAAGTTACGCCGCCAGCGGCGTTCGGGATCTCCCGCGTCGGGATCATCTCGATGCGCACATCGTCGCGCATCGTCTTGCTTCGCGTTGGTAGCCTCTGCGCCGTGATCAGCGGCGTCACGTCATATGCGCCGTCGTAGTAGTCCGCAGCGCCGTCCACGCGCTGAAAATTGTCAAACGTCAGTTCAAGCGTCTGATCCCCTGCAGCCATGTCCAGCTCCAGCGTCTGTCTGGTCTGCTTAAATGCCACATCGATCCGCAGCATCAGATCACCCCATCCTTGAGGATGCGCTCGGTAGGCACGGTATACACCCGCGTTGCAAGCGCCTCTCCGCCCGTCGTGCGCACGCGCATCTGCAGCTCTGTCCTCGTGTTTTGCGACAGCTTGAGTGTTTCCTCCTGCGTCAGGTGTAGTGTCACAGTGCTACCGGCGCACGTGCAGTCCGCCAGATCCTTGTCGATCACAACACTGCCATCCTGCGCAAACGTGATATATCCGGCTGCGATCTCGTCAGTCAGCATCGGCAGCGTAAACTCAAATGTCGGCGTAGTGCCACGTATCACGATGTTTCCCTCCCTTCAAGTCACGCCGTCCGCTTCCACACGTACACAGACAAGTACGGCGGCATGTTGTTGTGGGCTGTGCCGCCGCCAGCGCTGGACGTGTAGCTGCCAATCGCATAATACGTGCTGTCAGACGGGCCATCTGGATAGTTGCCGGGCGCGGAGTGGTCAGCAGCTCCGGCATTCGGGTAGTACACCGCGTGGTTGTGGCTCGGCATCTCGCTTGCGGTAAGCGTGTGTGCCGCCTCTCCGCCGGTCGCACCGGCTTTATAGGTCGTGCCAGCAGCGAGAAGAAATCTGTCCTTGATCTGTACCCACGTACCGCCGAACAGCGTTTTTGGATTTGTGCTGTTTACGCTCATGTAGATGGAGCCGACCGGATACACCTTGTCGAGCACCGTACTGACATCGACTCCGCCGCCGCTTGCGCCGATATCGGATTTGAGCTCCGCCGGCGTGCGATAGTACACCCAGCCGGACTCGTCAAGCACGGCAATTTTACCGGGTGCGCGGCCGAGGTCAGTTGCTTCCAGCGTCTGCAGCCACGTGCCGGTAAAGTACTTGCCGGAGACATTGCCCGTAAAAGTTCCTCCCGCCTTGTCCATCTTGTCGGACAGCGCGGATTTTACAAGCTGGATCAGCTTTTTGATCGCTGCACTTCCGCTTGTCTGCATAAGTCAGCCCCCCGTCAGATGGAGTCCCAGAGTTTCTGCACCTCTGTGGCGGTCAGTTCTGTCAGATCGATCGTCCCTGCAAGCACGTCCCAGCCGTAATCACCGGCGCTGATTTCCGCACATACGACGTTCGTTCCGGCAGGGTAGTCGCGTCCCTCGCCTTCGATAAAATGGTTATCCGTCGTGAACGCATCCTTGATGTTGTACACCCAGCCGGCTTTACCGGCAACCGGCACAGGCAGGGACGCAAACGCGATCGACCCCTTCGGCGTGTATACGCCCGTGATCGCGTTTTTGATCGCGTCCTGCACCTGCGAAGCCGTCTGAAGACCGGAGACCTTGTTCTTCACATATTCCACGGTCGTGGCCGCATTGGTATTCGCGTCCGTCGGCGTGCCAATCTCCAAGCGCGCGTATCCCTTACTAAGGGTACCGTCAAAACACTCCATTTTCACGGCGGTATCCCCATCTTGCTGAACCTGCACTGACTTCTCAGACGACGAAGGTTTCAAGTTAAGCAGTGGCGTATCGACCATCAGCTCCGACCGCACAGTGTTCGTTGCGTATACAGTCATCGCGCGAGCCATGCCGCTCGCACGAATCTCGCCCTCTACGTCAATGTTCCCCGTGCCCTCCGCGTTCGTTTTCACCTTTAGATCGCCAAAAATCGTGCCGCCGGCAACATCCAGCTTTCCGTCGAGCGCCGATTTGTCTGCCTTGTTGTTGAGCGCCGTCTTCACCAACTGAATCAGCTTGTTCAGGGCGTTCTGCCCTGTGTATTTTGTTGCCATAATTTTTCCTCCCGTCAGGTATCGTTCCACATGTTAACAACGTCCAAGATTGTTATTTCTTCGTCCTCATCCACTTTGCTATTCAGCGCGGCAGTTATAACTTTATTCTGGACAGGGTTGGTGCTGGTCGTTGATAGTGCACTGTCCACATCGATCGTGCCCCCACCGCCACCACCGGAAGGCGACGATCCGGAAGGACCGCTATCGGATGTGTTGTAGCTGCTGCTGGACTCCACGCTGTTGCCAATCGACGTTTTCCCGGAAAACACGAACGTGTAGTTCATGATGATCGACGGGTATTCCCGGCCGTTGATGTCCTTGACGATAACCTTGTCGAAAATATCAAGCCGCGGGTCGGCCGGAAGATCGCCGGAGAACTTATAGATCGGCTTGTTTTTCAGCTGCTCGTACGCTGTTTCCGCGACTGCTTCAGCAGCGACCGTGATCGACCCTGCTGGCCCTTCGATGCCCAACCACAGGTTGTCGTCATTCAGTTCGATAACGTAGCCTCCGGCGCCGAAGAAATACGTGTGCTCTTGCCCGTCACTGGCGAACGTCTTTTTCACGCGCACTCCAGTGACTTCGACCGGCGTACTTGCCACTTCCAGTTGGTTAATCCACTGTGTTAACGTCACATCTGCTGTAGATGTAATCGGTCGCACATACAGTGCATCCCCAGACACCACGGCATTGCCACCGCAGGCCAGCGCGATAGCTTCGATCACCTGCCGGATGGTGTGCTGTGTGTCCACGGTCGCCAGCGCGTTATACCCCAAATCATTATCAATCGCGCTGGGCGTCAGGCCGAGACGAGTCGCTGCCAGCCTCCATAGCTCTATGTAATTGTGCTCTCCCTGCATCTCCGTCGGGCACAGCACGTCCGCTTCCCTCATGGCATCGTAGCAAGTAAGCGTGGTAACTTCATGCACGGTTTCCACTTCATAAACCTTAAAGCTGCCCATTGGAACCAAGTATCCATTGCCGTCGATTTTGATATCTGCCTTTAGGTGCACGGTCGCTCCTTCGTATAGATTCCGGTTATCGACGTTTTGCCACCCACCATCGTACATTTCAATTGTCGCGCATTTGCACGCGGAAAGCCCGACCGGGTAACTGCCTGATGATATCTGCGCTGTGATTTTCGTTCCACCAGGACGAAAACACGCCCCGTCTACTTGTAGGTGTTCCCCCGCCTTGAGCGTCACAGTTGTACTGCCATAATACACCAATGTCACATCGTGATCCCACGTAAAAGTCGCTTCAACCACAAAGTTCGTCTGCGATGGATAGACGCTTGTGATTTGACTTTCGACTGTTCGCATTCATGTCACCCCCAATCACGTCAGTGGATTGACGCTGACCATGTTAAAATCCAGGGACGTAAACAGCTCCTTGCCTTCGTTCAGGCGCCCGATATTCAGCTGCCCTTTGCCGACGTAAAACCACGCCTGGCACCACGCGCCGTAGTAAGCGGAAAAGTAGTGCAACTGGAACTGCTGACCTTTTGCAATGATCTTCAGGATCTGCGACAGCATGGTTTTGCTGATCGACGCTCGGCTATATCCAAGCGCTTCGACCGTGAACAGCGGACTGACAACGGCCGCGCCGGTCTGGGTGCGGCCGCTGTCCTCCGTGTAAGTTGTTTCAAAGTCGTACGTCAGCGCGCCGGAATCCGGCTGCGGAAGTACCAGCCAGTCATCCGACGGACTTTTTCGAATTTTAATGTATTCCTGTGCCATGTGTTACACCGCTACAAGCGGGTTTTTGCCCGTTTGCCCTTTCCGCAATTTTGCTTCGGTGATTACTTCATCAAACAGTGTGCGGCGATCCAACCGGGCGATAAACTCGTATCGGCTGCCGGCACCGCCGGCTTCTTCGCGCACAATCTGGCGCAGCAGAGATTCCGGCGCTTCCAGGTTGTTGCCGTTGCGCTGGTCGCCCAACACGGCCAAGAACTGCCGGTTCGCCGGAATGACCGCTCCGCGCGCCAGCATCGGGATCTGCGGCACTGGCAGTGGATTCACGCCCCACATATTCTGGAACGGGGAAATGCCAAGGAAGTGCGCATTGCGGATCGTATTCAGCATGGAATTGATCTTGTTGAACGGCACGGCAATGATCGTGTTCATGCCGCGAATGATGGCGTTGACGACCGTGTGGAAAGTGCTTTCGATGCCTTCTTTGATGCCTGACCAGATACGGCCGCCGGTCGAAAACACGTCCTTGACCTTCTGCCATGCGTCTCGGAATTTGCTCTGAAACCACTCCGGCACAGACTTGAAGGCGCTTTTGATTCCATCCCACGCAGCCACAGCGCCGGATGAGACCTTTTCCCACAGCCCCCTGAACCAGTCCTTTACGGCCGTCCATTTTTCGATGACCCAGTCCACTACCGCCGCGGCACCTGCTTCCACATTGGCGAGGTGCTGCTCAAAAGCTGCATCGATACTGCTGATCGTTTTACTGATCCATTCCTTTATGGACGTCCATTTTGCGACGATCCACACGACCACTGCAGCTATAGCGGCAATCAGCAGCGGTATCCACGCCCCTGTAATGATAGCAATAGCACCGCCAATAGTTAGCAGCGCCA